CAGGGACTTGAATTCAAATTTGCCTGTTTTTGCAAAATTTACTATGGAGTCTTCCATGCTCCTGGTTGCTGTTGTAAACAACTGTCTTCCCTGTGCTGAACTATTTTTTGTGTCTTCAACAAATTGATAATAGGCACTTTGCCAACCATTTGAAAAATCTTCACTGAGTCTTTTTTGTTCTTGTTGATTTTCAATAGCATCTATTTTGCGTTGATTTAGTAGATCATTAACTGCTTTTTCTTTGGCAAGTCTTTCAGCATAGGGCAAGTCTTTGATGTCAGCAATTTGTTTAAGTAATTTTAATCGTTCTTGTTCAATGTCAAATAATGCCTGAGCATTGGCTCTTTCCCGATCAGTCATGTTTGCAATACTTTTAGCAAAAAGAGATTGAGTGGCAAGTTCAGCATTCTGCGATATAATCTCATCTACAACTCGACTACTGGCAGTCACAATGTCTTGAATGCGTTTTTCTTCTGCTGCCAATTCTTCATTGAACTTTTGGCGTTGTGCTTCTTCTTCAGAAAATATTCTAGCACTGATTTGTGATCTTAATTTGGCAGTGTCAATCACGGCCTTGGTTTCAATTTCTTTCTTCTTGGCAGCAAACTCTGCAGATTTTTGTGCGTCTGTGAGTCTTTCCTGATTGAAGATTTCTTCTCTCGACCTAGCTATCTCAGCGGCTGCATTGATTTCAATTGCTTGTATTTCATTGGCACCACCAAGTGCTATATTTTTATTAGAATTAACAACACTTTGTCTCAATCGCTTTTCGCTGTCAGCAATGGCTTTGAGTGTGGCTTCTGGGGTGGCACCAAATCCTCCGCCGGCAGCAGCACCTGCCAATTGAGCAGCTGTCGGACCTCCTTGACCTCCTCTACCAGCACCGGCAGTACTTGGAATAGTTCCAGGTGATAGCGGCCGTTGTCCAGGTTTTAGATCTTTTTCAAGACCTAAGAACACACGATTTTTTCTCTGAATTTCAAGGATCTCAGCAGATGACATTCCATTAACCATTGACAGAAATCTTGCAAGATACCCGTCAAGCCGCTGAGCACTAAATCCGCTTTCCATCAATAGAAATAATTCACCAAATGCAGTAATTAAATTATTTTCAATTGATAAGGCCATTTTATCAATTGCGTCCTGATATTTGGCCAATTGTGCAATTTGTTCATCTTTGAAAGGGTCATTGGCAGCATTAAGTTTAGTAAAATCTAGCTTGGCTGCTGTCTTACCAAATATATCAACAGCCAGGGCGGCTCTTACCGCTGGATTTTCTATAGCAGCTAATTTGGCAATAGCATCACGCAACACATCTCCTGTGTCGCGAACAGCACCATTGGTATCAGTAACAAACACACCCAACTTCTGAAATGCTTTTTGTGATTTTTCGCCACCTACCGCAGCATCACCAAGATTCTGATTTAGTTTGGCAGCCAGGGTTGAAAAATCTTCTGCTTTGCCGCCCGCCAGCACAAGACTATTTCTAAGATTGTTTAATGCACCAGCACTGATGCCAGTTGCATCACTAATATCTGCCATGTCGTCGGCTAGTGCAATGGCTTTTAATCCTAGACTAACAAATGCCACACCAGCGGCACCTGCGGCAAGACTTAATGGTCCTAGTTTACCAACAATGCCGCTAATGGTATTTGATAATGGGCCGCCAACTGACGCCATTGATTGTAGGTCAGAGCTTAATCCAGTTACACTTTTTCGAAGACCATCAACTGCTTTTTGGCCTCGAACCTGTACCTTAAGTATGAAATTTTCTATTGCTGCCATGATCAGCCTTTCGCTTGTTTGTTAATGTAGTCTCGAATGAATCGTTCAGTAGGCTCAGTCATGCCACGAGGTGCTTGACGACTCCATCCATCATCCAGTCTTTGTGCATAGGCATAATCAGCTCGTATTTCATCACCACTAAGTCTAGTGCGTCTCTGAGCATTGCCAGTGCGAACAGGAGTTATGTCTCGAAAATAGCTATAGGCTTCTCGAGCCATCACATTAGGATCTAGAGCTTTTTCCAATTGTGCGATTCGTCTGATTATTTCACCACTCATTAGGACTCCTTGGTTGGATTTTTTGTTTTAGCAAGCATTTCAGACAGTTGCTCTTGACTCAACTTTGGTGCTGTGGGTTTGCCATTGGCTTTGTCTTGTTGCATTTGTTCCCAAGACATCATAACATCGAATATCATCAAATCATAGGTGGTGGCATGATCACACACCTGACTAGGCAGCAGGCCATAATGTTTGGCAAGCATACCTATATTGATCATTTCGACTGTTCCCCAGTTGTTGGGATTGATGTCTTGGCTTTTGACTTTCCCAGGAATTCATTTATTTTTACTAATAAACCCAAGGTTAAATCAACAGGAAGAATCTCATCCGACGCAAGAGCAGGCGTGCCATCTTCTCTGAGCACAATCTTTCTTAGAAGATCATTTAGTTTGTCACTGTCTTGATCTTGTTGCAGTTTGTAAAATTCAAAATATGTTGATATGCTCATCTGATCCAACATGTGGAATTCAATTGATTCTCCATACAGTTCTACAACTTCTGCATCATCTATTGTTATTTTTGTTATTACGGGTTTTTTTGCGAACTTACTAATGTCCATTTAATCTTGCTTTCTTTGTATCAGTTCATTCAACACTGCCACTGCAAATTGCAGGCGGCTTTGTGCTTTGTCTATATCACCACGGGCACAACGCAGTTCATTGGTGGCCTTGGCGACTTCTGCTAGTAAACTTCTCAGCAGATCTTCGTCAGTCTTTGAGTCTATTGTCATCTGTGAATCCTTTTGAACACATATTTAGTCAGTCATAAAAAAAGGCCCGGTTAAGAGCCTTTTTTTAACTCACAGCTGATTAAGCGGCAAGTGGTGCTGTGTTGGTCACAACTGTGTAGTCACCAGTGACTGTGATTGTGATAGGGCTCACAAACACAGGGCTGTCAGCTGATGTAGCAGGTGCTAGACCAGTGACATAACCTTGACAAGTCATTGTGACATTGCTGGAGGCATTGCCACTTTCGCTGCCCATGAAGATTCTAACATTGCAGAGATCTTTGTTGCGGCTGAGACCAAACACACCTTGTGAGGCAGCATTGGCACCTTGTGCGGCTGTGACATTGGCACCGAAGAATGCCACTTTGTCAAGCACCAGGTTCATTGACACATCATTGGTGGCAGTGGTTGGTACTTGTAGTTTGCTTCTCTCGTCAAGTTGAGTCCACGAAAATACATCCGTGGCAGCATTGATTGTGATGTCCTGCAGTGCAGGCACCACTAGGTTGCCAGATACTGTGCCGTTGGTCTGTAACCAAACTTGCACCTCAGTAGCAGTACCTGGGGCTGGGTAGATATAAGCCATTTTGCTTTTTCCTTATTATGAATTTACAATCAGTTCGCGAAAACTGAATTCAAACTGCGTTACCTGGGCATCACCAATGAACTCAGTTGACACTTGAGTTGCTCGTTGGGTTACACCGGTAATGTCGGTGTCAAGTCTGGCATTCATGAATGTTGAGACCATGGTAGCATAGTTTGAGGGTTGATTTTTGGCATCTGTTGTGATATAGGTGCGAACAGTTGTGATTTCATTCACAATGCCTGTACCGTTTAACACATCGATGAGAGGTTCTTGTGCAATTTGATCAGAGTCAACATAGATGTATTTGAAGTTCTTCAGGTACAAGGGATTGCCCTGGGTGTCCCAAGGCAGTTCCTGTGTCAATGTGTAACCATTAACTTTGTTCACTTTGAAGTAATCAAGTATTTCTGTTCTCATCTCACTCTCCGTAGATTCCACACACCCGGCTGTTTGTCAGCAGAGTCTATGGTGGCTGAATTGTCAAAGTCGTACCAATCGCCAGCAGTGATTAGTTCACCAAACAACAGATCATATTTCTGTTGATAGTAAGCCATCTTGCGACGCTCTGCTGAGTCTTCGTTGGAGAAGTCAGCAATGTAGGGAAGAATGTAGTTGTATAAACCGTAGTAGCAACACAGGTCAGTGAAGTCATCCTCGCGTGCCTGAATCCGGGTGGGATCCAGGGGCGGGATATCAGCCACTGTGTTGATCTGGATTGCTCCTGATCCTGTGTTTCTAGCAAGGTAATAACTTCTCCACCAATCGGTAGATCTCAACAGTTCTAGTATTCTAGTTGTAGAGCGGATCAGTTGATCCTGAATGTAATTTGCGTCAAGGCCTTCATTTTGCTCGAACAAACGAGCATCCAAAGCATCAAGGTCTTCACTTGTGGCGAAGCTTAATACTGTGTTATTGAATGATATGAAAGCCATGATTTCAATTGCCTCTATTAGATAGAACTATCGTAAGCCAAATAACGACCGTAGTTGTTCTGCAAAATGCCTGTGCCATAGTATGCTGAGCACACAATGTCATCACCAAGGAATGCAGCACGGCGTTGTGTCTCAATTGCAATATCGCCAATCATACCAAGACCAAATGCGTCACGGTGGAACACAGCACCATTGTAATCACCAGCAGTGCCTGTGTTGGCAATGTTGGAAGTTTGATACACTTCCATACCAGCCAAGCGACCAATGAAACCTGTTCTCATAGCTTCGTTGGCATTGTCGCTAGGACCGCCTGCTTGGAATGGTGTGTTGCCACCTGTGGTCAATGCTGCCTTCAAGTCATATGCAATTTCTGGATGTAACACGCAGACCATACCTTCCATAGGCACAGCGGCTGCTTGTAGTTTGGCCACTGCCTGGAAGATTGCGGCAACTGTAATTTGACCAGTGTTGTCACCAAAGCCTGCATTGAGTGAAGTAAACAGTGCTGTCAAGTCTTGGTCCATCTTGCGAGCAACTGCTTCGCCAAACAATTTGCCTAGGTCAGCAACAACATTGGAGGCTGCTGAAGTGCGAGCCAGGTCAGTTAACAGTGTGCGAATAGCAACAGGACGAACTGTAAGTTGTGCTGTGTTGGTTGACACTGCTGTGTTTGAAACTTCATCACCTTCAGTGATCACGGCAGCTGACTGCACTGGATATATAGGGACATTGACATTTTTACCCGAGCCTGCTGGCAGAGTATAATTTTTTACCAAGCCACGCATGATTGAACGCTCTGATGCGACGAACATTGCTTCTTGGATGATCTCTGGTAAGAGGTCGTTTAGTGTTGTTGTGGTTGAACCGGCCATAATATATTTTCCTTAAATTTTAGGCTAGACCTTGGGCTTTGCGATATTGTGCATATACCTTGCGGTCTTCTGGATTTTTCATATCCAGTTTGGTAATGTCTAGGGCCTTGTTGGTTCCTCTACCCACATTTGACTGTGTGTTTGTGGTAGCAGGTGCGGCTGACACAAAGTGCGGATTCGAATCTAAGAATTCTCGCACTAGGTCATCAACTGCTAAAGGTGCTCCTGAGTCC